GTGTGTTGTCGTCCTCGCCCCCCACCTGAATGATCAGGATTTGGCGTTCGTTCCTACCCAGTACTGGGTTGCTTTCGCGACGTTGTTCCCCATCGGACTGGGGTTAGTTGGTGGTTTGCAGTTAGCTGTGTTAGCTGGGTGGTTGAGTATTGCGGAGTAGTGCTGTTGCCATACATGCACACGCGTACCATTCGTGGGGGCAACAATCGACCCACGGCACGTGCACACACCAGGATTCCTGGCTCATCGTACACACCTCCTATTCCTCATCCATCACACAGTTTCCACACTGAGTGAGTAAGCTACATCTACTCTGTCAAACATCATACCACTACAAAGGGGTGCCACCCCATCAGCGACGCAACCCACAGAAGTGGATTGTGCCGCTCACGGTAATGACACCCGCCGATTGACCACTGCTTGTCACTGAACCAGACCCGTAGATCTGTAACAGACCCACTTGTTTGGCGAATGCATCTGCATTGTCACACATCTTCCAATCATTGAAGTAGTCGCAAGGTCGCACGCGCATGCGTCCGACCGTTCCTAGGGAAGATTCTGTGTAATGTCCTGCTTGTGACACCTCAGACAAACTCGTGGGCACCAGGTCGTTATCTGTGCTTGATGGTATGTAACTACAAGCAACAAACGTGTTAGCGTTGCCACCAACACCAGTTGCGCGTACTTCCACGTTCAAGTCACTAATCATCCAGCGCGTGTAACACTGTTGGTTAGCGAAGAACAACAAGCTTTTGCCGCTCAGATAACTGATTCCTGGTGAGTCAGTGCCCACTCCGAACACTAGATTCCCGAAGGTATCGAATGTTGAAGCAGCAATGGAGACGATGCTCGTGAATTTAAAATTCACTGTTGCCTCGTCGCCCACGGAGTTTGGGTAGTGGCTGGGTAGGCCACGTGGTACTTTCGTCACGTAGCCATTCCCGGGTCGGGGTTTCTTTCGGCCGGTTATGTTTGCCATGTTCGTTTTAGTCTTGCTCTTGCGCGTCATCTTGATGTTATCTCGGGTTTTCGATAACATTAGGCCTAGGCTCCTAACGTCCTCGGTCCACTAATGTGGAGGTCCCCTCGTTCAATTCCATCGTTGTCCTCAAAATGACTAATGTCCATGCCGTCTAGCACGGATTCCGCACTCAGTTGCTCATCGGGGCGGACCCCAAAGGCGTAATAATAAGAAACGCGGGCGCGTGCGTCCACGACCGCTTCCCTACAGCCTTTGGCGGCCCGCAGCACATAACGACCACTGTAAACGTGCTCCATGTGAGCATCGCTGGTCGTCGTGCCATTGCGTGTGAACACGCGTGCAAAGTGTTGTTGTACCGGCACACCCTTATTCAGCATCTCACCACACTGTCCCACCGCAGCACACCATTTCTGGTATGCCTTCTGGTTGGGCACTGCTATGAGACACATGGGGTCTTTCTGTAACACTGTGTTGTGGTTGCGGATCATGCGATAGCCGGTACTGAGGTGCACTGGGTGTGTTTGGCAGAATTCAATCTGCTCAAACTCGTACACTGGTTCCTCTGCCACCATCGCAAACCCTTTCTTGCGGAACCATCCATCAAGACCGGTTAAAAACCGCACGAGGTCTGATGCCTCCATAATCACCACACAGTCATCGCCGTTGTTGCACAACTCGATGTCCACGCCCTGACGCTGCGCATATGAATGCACAAGGGCGCACATCAGAATACAATTGCCAAGCGATGTGTTAATATCACCACTCGAACGCGTGCCTGCAATGTCAAAGTCTACATGGCCATCAGCCACGTACGCCCGTCCACTATTGCGCAACTGCCAGCTCAACAGAGTTTTGAGTCTCTGATCGTTTGGGTACATGCCGGTGTAGACAGAGTGCTCATATTTGAGCGCTGCTACTGACACGTGCATGTCAAACTTACTGGCGTCAAGGCCAACAGCGACGGGCGTCCGGAACAATTCCCACTTGGCGCGCACCACCTGCGCCGCTACATCCGCGTTGACCCCCTTGATCACCGTCATTGGTGTGCGGGCGCCAAACACCTTATTGATTGCCTGGAAAACACGTTTCTCAGCAAACTTAAGGTACCTGGCTAGTTCAAGGTTGTACCGCGGACTGCGTGGGTTAATCACTCTCGGAGCTTTCCCGATATCCTGCTTTTCAAATTTCACAAAAGAGGTGAGGCGAGCATCTTCCTGCCTCAACGGGTCTCTACACAATGACTCGAGGGCCTTGCTGTACACAGTGCGTTTCCGGCCCGTGTAGGCATCAACAACCTGTTGACGGCTAACACGGGGTGGAACACGCACCACATCCAACAATTCCTCCCGAAACTGTTTCAACCCTCTCTTGTGAAATTCGAGGGGGGACACTGGTAGAGCAGGGCGGAAACCATCACCCTCCTTGCAGAGGAAGTACCGCTCCACGAATGCTCTCTCCACCGTGTCCACGTTGTTGTTATAAACACCAAGGTTGTGATCTTGGCCAAACCCGTTCGCAACAACGAACTTCCGGGTTTTGCTTGCCTGCCCATTGCGGTACGCGCACAACTTCCCAACCTTGTTAGCAGCGGCGAGTAAATCGCTCTGCACACGAGTATTGGAACCACGCACCACGCATGGGCGGACTCAGCATGCCTGCGGCCCTGCACGCGGGACGTCATCAAATGACAACGCCCACCGTGCGAACCGAGACAACCTCGTACGCCCAGTTGGGATTCGGTCGAAGACCTGTTCACCGAAGTAAGCATTCTTCACGAAACTATAATGCGCTGCAATGTCCACATCACGCACACGATAGTTTCGACAGAGTCGGTTATACTCTCGCTCCACCAGTAGCTGATTGGCCTCACTCGGCCCCATCCTACCCAGTCGCGATCGTAGATGCAGCGTCATTGCTGCTGCGAATCGTGGCACGACACACACCCTTTGTCGTTGCTCAGCATATTCAACCCACTCTGTACCAAGGCTACCAGTGTTTGGCTCACTGACCACCTTCTCCGGCATCGACATCTCGTAACCGTTTTCCACTCGGATACTCGCCATCGCTGCCGCGACTCCATTGCCATAACCAGAATAATTCTGGGTGCGCAATAGTTCACGCCGGATGTCATTACGAACTCGCTCGTCAGCAAGTGCTGCTTCGTAATCACCCGCGTCCACACAACAAAGGACCTTGGTAATACTGGAGTTGTACCACCAATTGGCAACATCCCGCTTCCACTGTGCAAACCTGGTAAGGGTCGCATTCACTGATGCCTTTTCAGGCACTTGGTGCAAATCGTTTGCAGCTTTAATCGTAACCATAGTGACTGTGAAGGGGGGGGGTGTGTTTGATACGCTCATTCAGGCGGGTGAGCCGCGCACCTCTGCACGGGATCATAGACACCACTATCTGGGTTTTAAACAGACCCAGTAAACTGTGATGCAGTGGCAGATGCTAACCTACCCGACGCTCGTGTACTGCACCTGGTGGCAGGGTGTGCGACAACACCCTGCCTTGAGACCCCTTGGAACTACCCTTTAGCCACAGGTCCCCAAACTTTTGTATCGTAATCGACCAGAGCCTTGGCATACGCAACTGGTTAAAC